GTCCCCGTCGTCTGCTAATCGATCGAGAACCGTATCAGAAAGGTCTCTAAAACTTTGTAAGTCAGATACAGCGTCGTCAAAATTATCATACTCTGTGGAGCTGTAGGAGTCTGCTAAACCTTTTAAAGTTAGCGCATCGTAAGCATTTTGAACAGTCAATGCATTATCTTTTTTTGCTGCCTCACTCGGTGTGGTTAATCTGATCTCGCCCCAACCTGTATCAAAATTCTCTAAAACTTTTTCCTGAACGTAAGCGGTCGAATGTGTGTCATTAATTGCGCCTGTAATCCCGTTGGAAATCGATTTTAATCTCTCGATGTAATCACCAGGCGCCCGAATAATATTTACGGCGTCCGTGTGTGTATCATCGATCAATGTAAATAAATCGGTAGCTTTATCTTTGGCCAGTGTAGCAAATTTGATTATATCTCTGGTTGTATCCGTGAGGTCTTCTAAAATTGTAGTATCCGAAGTCTTTACAAAATCCGGAACCTCAGTTTTGAATACCTCCGGGAATGTTACCGCAACTTTGGATTCTAAATCTACCCCTTTGTCTGCTACCTCTTTTTGTGTATCGATTAAACCTTTTGGGGACGTCTCCGACGCATCAGGAACCACCCAAAAATTGATTTGTAATGTTTCAAAATTGATATCACGGCGGGAATAATTATGTGACGCCACCTCAGGACGGACTTTAGCGATCAAATTAGAAGACGGTAATTTCAATTCACCCGCGGTGCCGGCTCTTATGGCTGCAAATAGTTGATCACGAACATTAGGTAAATCATCCTCTGTGAAAAAGATGTCTACTAATATATTTTCTTGTTTCGGTCCGATGTCGTAAACACCGTCGTCTTTATTATTTGACCCGTCTTTGCGCTCCGGATCATCCGCATAGGTCTCTACCACCGTAACACGACGGCCAAAGCGTGAGACGGCTTTTTCTACCTTGATTTTGATTCCTGCAAATTCACCTGTTGTGTAATCGATCATATTTTTATCCTGGTTGTAGTGATCCTAAATCGATCATGGTGTTCATACTCATGTCGCCAGATGTCTGCATCTCGTCTACCTCAAAGGAGCCGTCTTTGCGAACTTTTAAATTTACGTTCAATTGATTGTCAGTTCGAACCTGTTGTTTTGAAGCTACAGAAAGTTCATTTTTGAAAATATTATCTAATGCGGATTCTGGCGCCTCCTCATCGGTGAATACATTTTTCACTTTGTTTACCATATTGGATCCAATATTAGAAACTTTATTTTTAAGTTTCCCCGGTAACTCAATTAATGTTTTCAGCCCTTTAGTTAGCTTTTCAATTTTCTCTTTTAAATAATCAAATGTCTCCCCGAATACCTCTTTTACAACATCGCCGAAATGAAACATCTCTGTAAAGAAATCTTCGAATACTTTTTGGCCACCTTTAACGAATTCTGCAATTTTAGTAAACAGCCATTCAAACATTTTCTGTCCTCCTAAAATAAATTTAGGAAATACTTCAGCTAACCAATTAATAAGATCTCCAATACCACGTAAAGTATCCGCAAAGGTATGAGTTTTCTTTTCGAATTCTACCAGGCCCACAACGGCATTACTAATTGCAGATACAATATGTAAAATTGAAGCCACTAATGGATCCGCGGAAGCCGAACCTGATTGAAATTCTGCGATCATCAATGAAACTTTATCGACTACCTCTACAATTTTCGGTAATAAATTCACTGCAAATGTGATTGCAAGACCTTGAAAACGGCCCTTCATGTCTGCTATTTTCTCAATAAGGCCCGCAATTTTATCATTGGTAAGGTCGGATGTAATTAATCCATACTCTTTTGCCTTCTTCATGTTGTCCTCTAGAGCCCCACGACCTTGATTTAAGGTTTTGGCCATAGATAAAGCAGCACTACCAAATAACTTTTGTGCAATACGTGCCTTTCCTGTGCCATCTTTATGTTTACTTAATGCTTCAACGGCTTCGAGTGCTACGGTTTCGGTATCTCTCATCCTCCCGTTAACATCGAAAAGAGTAACTCCTAATTTAGAGAATGCATCGATTGATGCAGAATCCCCACGAGCCACCCCTGAAAGAGCTTGAGAGAGTGAAGTGATTGCCGCTTGTGAATCCTCAACAGATACACCCGTTTTACTAAGTGCAAATTGCCAACCTTGTAGAAATTGAGAAGATATCCCGAGACTTTCACCCAGTTTATCAATAGCATTGATACCTTTGAAAATCTTAGTCGTGAGAAGTGCACCGATTGAACTTGCCGCCGCTACTAACAGCCCCATTTTTTTACCGATATTGCCGACTCCGGCGGCAAATATCTTTAATTTTTTAGCAGCTAATACAGCAGATGAAGCCACTTTTTTAAAGTTCTGTTGAATCCGTGCCGCAACTCTCTGCAAATTGCTCTGTGCTTTGATCTCAATATTTACTGTTTTGTTATCGGCCATGTTATCCTAATTTTTGTATACTAATAAAAAACGCCGTCAATATTATTTTGACGGCGTCGATTCTTTTACTCTTTTAAGAAAGAATAAGGCATCATCAAACGAGAGGTTATAAATTTCAGTTAGTGTGAAACTATAATGCTTTCCAATTTCCGCCACTATTCCCAGGATCGCTTGACTTTCACTGGGGATGGCTCGAAAAAAACGACTGCCTCCTCAAAACAACTCATGAGATCGCCAAAAGGTAACTTATCTAAAACATCTACGTTGTTTAACTCATTAGCACACGCCTTTACGATTTCTAACATGGTTCCGGCGTCAAATTCACCTTTAGCAATTGCCCCCATGTTTATCGTTTTTGCATTACCAATTAATGGTTGCGATAGTGTCAAAACTGCTTCGCCTGTATTTTCTTTAGCCTCTTCTGAAAGCTCTATTTCAACTTCACGTTTAACGTGTTTTTTTGCTGGTCTCTGTGGCATAATATTATTCCCCCTGTTATACTATTTGTGAAAAAAAGGGGGCCAGGATTGACCCCCTTAATATTAAATTTCGTCCATTTGAGCCCCTACGAAGTCACAAGAAACTGTGCCGTCCTCAGGATTCAAAGCGATCTCTGCCACGTTGCGGGCGTCCGATAGATTGTATGATTTACCCTGATCGGTAGCTAAAGTAATCGTAACCCCTTTCAGATTTTGAATCTGTTTCAGGCTTATATTATTTGGCAACGCAATGTCTCCCGTGATACGGGGAACGACGCCAACCGTCGAATAATCGACTGTGCCGTCTGGGTTTGCGATCGGCTCAGGTTTACGACCACCAGGGGTAGCTATAAAGTTCCCCTTAATGTTGACTCTGATTCCGTCTATGATGAAGTATAAAATTCCGTATTGCATGTTTTGTATCCTTTTTTTGTATTAAAATTTGTAGAAAAAGGGGGCGGACTTCCGCCCCCGTATTGTATTCTTTATAGTCTAAATTCGATTGTTGCGTCAGTTATTAACAAGTTGTTGATAAGATCCGGTGCAATGATCGCTTTAATCATATTCACGTTTCCAACAACACGGGTTACAGATGTAGCCTCGATTACTTCGTCAGTAACAGCCTCAATAAGCGCTTTAGTTTCCAACATGCGTAACCAGTCTATAATAGCACCTTTAACGATTGTAGGAGTCGCTACCGGTTGTCCTGCTCCGAATGCTATTCCGTCGTCTGCCAGTTTGTAACGTGGGAATCTAGTTGCCATCATTGCGCGAAGGCTTTGACGTTGGTAGCTAAGATTGAAACGTGTGACTGCATCTTTGTAAGAATTATCAGGTGCACCTAAATCATTTGTTTTGTAAGTGGTTACCAGGCGATCGATAATCATGGTTCCATCTCTGCGAATGGTATGGGTAGCAATACCGCTTGTAAGTAATGCCTGACGCTCTGCAATAGTTCTACGGGTAGACTCACCATCACCACGAATGGAAACGAGTGGAATACTCTTGAGTGTTCTTGCTGGGTCTTCTTCTGTTTCGTATGCTACATTACCAGCAAGTGCTCCAAGTGTTTGATAAGGTGCGGAAACTGGATCAGTGCCAGAATCAAAAACTGTAATGTTTTCGTTATCTAAGTTGTCCCCGAAAACTGTAAGCTCATTTACTGTGCCATTGATTGCTGTAATCGCATGGCCTTCTAATTGAACTAATTGATCGTGACGTTCTTCTAACTCAGTTTGAAACAATAAAATTGCCGCCTGATTGCTCCATGGGAAAACATACAAATTGTAAATCTCATCAGGAACCGCATCAATTGCCGTTTGAATGTCTGGATCAGTTGCACCCACTGTGGTAGCCTCTAAAGTAACGGTTACACCTGTAGGGAACTCTTGCCCGAGTGCCAAATTGAATCCTACGGACGTTTGATTACCAACCGTGCCGGCACTCTTATTTGTAAGATCTATGGAATCCACTGTAATGTTATCAGACGAAACAGGCAATGAACTGTCCGCGCTTATCACTGTATTGATTGCTGCTAGTATTGTAGCGACATCGTCGTCTTTTGCAATGCCTACGCGCTTCTCTTGTCCGTTTATATACAAATGCAGTGTTCCGGCTGCGGTAGCTGGTCCCGCTACTGTCAGCGTCCATACAGCGGCTTCGGCTGCGATGTCGTCAATACTAGGAGTGACCCAAACTTCAGAAACACGATTGTTTGCAAAAAATGCATCCAAAGTATTTGTAAGCTGTGAGCCTAATCCAAAGAGTGCGGCCTGTTGACCACTAAAAACCTGAATAGGAATGTTTACGGTAGCAGTTCCTGAATTGCCATCAGAAAGCATCTGTCCGAAAATCATTGTGCGATAAGGCTCTTGACCGGCAGCGCCTGCTTTGGCGTTGCTTATGTCAACATAAGTGCCTGGAACGAGAAAGTTAATTGGTAACGTCATGGTAATGTATCCTTTATTTGTGTGTTATAGTTTATTGTTCATCGAGTTTGTCAACTTCAAAATCAAATCCTTTTGTATCCTCTGGGAAATCAATTGGTTTGATCACGCCTTCAATGGTTTTTAACCAAGGTAGACCGTCGTAATCTCCGAGCATACCTAATCCGTCCTCATTGGAATCGAAATATGCAAGTTGAAGAAAGCTGTATGTTCTTATGTAACGGCTTCGGTCTACATAAGATAGGGCGTCACCTAGTGGAATTAATCCTTTGCCTCTGGAAGCAACTGGCTTCCATCCACTCAATACAGCTAATAAAAATTCACGGAATGCAATAGAAACCTCTTCGGCCTCTTGAGCTCTACGATCCGTATTTTCGAGAACTAAAATTATATCAAATTGATTGTCTAAATTTCCTTGAAAGCCTGTTTGTTGGCCTTCTACCGCTACCCCATTGTCTGCTAACGAGACGAAAAGAGCCGGGACTGACAAACGGGTCTTGTCCTCTACCTCATCCAACCCCGCCGCGCCTGCAATGCGAGAGCTTAAAGCAGGCATATACTCGTCAGAAAACTCACGTAAACGCTTTATTAGATCACTAGGTTTGATTAGTTGGAAACTCATTTGATAGCCTTCTTTATATTTGTCATTGCGAGTCTGTCAAATCTTTTCCTCATCGGGCGCCACATCGGGCGGGCTCCCATGTGTCGAGTTCCGGACTCTAAAAAACGAGCATACTTTGCGGGTTTTCCACTCGGGCCTACCGAGTATCCATTATTTACTTTTCGGATCCTAATTGATCGAGAGTATCCCCCGCTTTTACTTATTGGAGACGCCCCAGGCTTTGAAGTTTTGTTTGATCTGTTTAATGTATTCCGTGCACTCCGTAGAATCATTTGAGCAAGGCGGAACATAGAAGATTGAATCTTCTTATCCTTAGCTTTAAGTTCGTTTTGAACTTGTACACTGATAGCCTTAACATTAGTTTTAACTTTGATCATGCTGTGAATTCTTTAGTAGAAACTTCTAATTGTAGTATAGTAAAACGATGACTCATTTCGTATGCATCAGTTACACCACGTATGCGAAAATTAGTTTCCAAATATCTAATCCAATTTTCCGACGTAATAGTTTTTCTATATCTCATTACTACCATGTGTGTAGTTTCTGAATCAATATTTTTCCCTAAATATAAACGAGTCCCGGCGGTCTCCTCAATTTTAGCCCAAACTTTTCCGATACTTGTGAGGGTATCAGTGATTCCGAAATCACCGTCAGGGATCTCAGAGAGCTCCATAATGGAGACTCGTTTTCTTAATTGTCCGATCTTTTGCATTTATAGTTCGTAGTGTTTGAAATGCACGAAATTGTCACCTGTCCCGGCGGGAATTACTCCGACTTGATCACGATTTTCATACCAGTATTCACAAAGTTGTAATAGTGCCATTTGCATCAATGGCGGAACCGATCCTAAATCATCAGCTAGACCAGAATCAAAATCTATAACCAAACTTTGCACGGCTGCAAGTGGACTTTCTTGATAACCCAACGGGGCGGATTTAAATTCAATCTGTCCTTCAGGGCTCAATGTGTATTCCTCTCCTGGAATCTCAAATAAAGTTCCATCTTCTAATCTTAAATTTACAGAATTGATCTCCTTTGCTCCAACTAAATCAAAAACCTTTTGGCCTCTTTCAGTATCAGTGCCCGGTTCGTAAAAATAGTTTGCAAGGTTTGAAGTCCCTTTACGACGTGGTAAATCTAAAAATGATTTTGTTCCTGACTTTATAATAGGTATACCACAATAATTTTCAGCCCAATCACAGGCCGCATTAATTATGATTCCTAATAGGGTGTCCTCTTCGTCCTCTATGCTCTCATCATGTCGAATGAAGCTCTTTACAGTAGCTAACTCTAAAGCAGGTGTCAACGAGCCATACCGCTCAGAATATAACCGAGCGGTAGGGTTGTTGCTAGAAATACTATTTAATCCGTTAATCATGAATCTAACTTAATTCTAGTTCATCAGTTTTTTCAACCTTTTTCGTATTCTCTTTTTTGGGTGCTTTGAATGTGCCGGCTTCTTTCGCTCTGGCTTCATAATCTTTTGTCACCTTATCAGATACTTCTTTTTTATCGCCTTGCGGCTCTTTAGTTGCTGGCTGAATTAAATCTAATCCAATTAAACTTTTCTCCTGCTCTGGATCTTTTAAGTCCAACGCCTCACCCTTTTTTACTGCTAAAATTGTAAACCCATTTGGGCTATATTTGAAATCTTTTTTTGCTATAGTCTTCATAATTTGTATTCTTTTGTATTCTTTTTGAGTAAAAAGCCCGGTCCGAAATGGACCGGGCTAGTATACTAATTCTGTTTACTGAGTAGGTGCGTCAATTGGATTGATCTTCACGGCATTGATTGCCATGACTGTTCCGTTTGTTGCTGTCCCTACGGCTGCGATTACAACTTTGGTATAACGTTTAGTGCCTACATATTGAACACTCTTACATGCTCCTTCTGCTAGGTCTATCCCGTCTAATGTTGCGATGACTGCGCTGTCGGATCCAAGTATATCGGACGGGTCAACATCTGCGAAACCACTACCGGCCTCATCAGATTCTTGAAGCGTAAATGTATAACCGTTTCCGCCGTCGATTGTATCGGCTGAAACACCCGCCTGGATGTCAAAAACGACGTTAAGAAAGCCGAGCATATCAACAACCGTAGGTTGTGTAATAGTAGCCGATGGCTGATTTTTAGGTGCTAAACATAGAAAGCACAAGATTTGATGTAATATATCGATCATGGTATGTATCCTTATTTTTGTATTATAAATTTTGAGTTAAAAAAAGGGGCCGACCTAAACCGGCCCCTTTGAGAATTCTTTAGACTGCAACTTTGATGAGCTTGATTGCCTCTTTGATACGAACTGCACCGCCAACACGTGTGCGGTTATACCAGAATGCAATGTCTGGTTTATTCAGGAAGCCACGTGGTAGCATCTCGAATGTTTTAGCCGCATTGTCTACGATTTGGTAACCGTCTGCAAAGTTTGCGAATGCAATAGGTGTGCTACCTGCTGCAACATCTGGCATGTCCGGATCTTCGATTACTGGGAAACCGTTGATTGTAGACTGACCTTTGTTCGCTAAATTATACTCCATAAGGTAACGACCATTCTCATCTTTAAGAAGACGAACGAGAGCCATTGTTTTACGGTTCATAAAGTAGCTTGCGCCGGCTTTGTATGCTGTCTTCATTGTTCCCTCAACAGTATGGAATGCATCAGCTGCTAGAGCTGCGGCCTCACCTGTATTAGTGATCTCAATTTCTGCACCATAAGTGAGGAAACCACGTGGTTTGCCAACTCCATCGCCTGTATGGAAAGCAGCTGTTTCTTTCTGTGCCATTTTAATAGCAGAGAAACGATTAAGCTCACCCATTACGTCATAAGATGCATCCGCAAGGAGATCAAATGTGATGTAAGGTAAAACACGTAAAGCGTGTGTGCGAACTGTGAGCATACCAGCTTTAAAAGCCTGTGTGCCGTCTGCTGCATCAGAAGCTTCGTCTTCCCATTCTGCTTCAACGTCAGAACTCTCAACATTAGGGAGTTTCAATTCGTTAGAAGTAATGGTATCAACTTTAGCATACTGACGGAGTGGAGAGAGTTCTTCACGTTTAGCAACAAAAAGTTGACCATACTCAGGTGTTACCAGGTAACCGCCTAAAGTGTTGTCTGTGATTTGCTGCGCTGCTTTATACTCTGTCATACGAGTAACGTCTTCCGCTGTGGCTTTACCACGGATGAAGCGATCAAAAGAAGATTTCACTTCTAAAAGTGCTTTAGCTTCTTTAGTCTCAACTTTACCATCTGCACCCATACCTAAACGAGCCATTGCTGTTTTGTTAGCCTTGATTTCAGTTTCTAAATCAGAAATCTTTGTCTGAAGATCACCAATTTTCCCATTGGCTTTCTCGACGGCTGCGATAGATGTAGCAGAAGCTGCACCCTTAGTTTCAATCTCAGTGAGACGTTTGTCGTTTGCGCTCTTCATCTCTACGATGGATTCTTTTAGAGCTGCGATCATTTGTTCAATTGTCATGGTATTATGTCCTCTTATGTAGTTTTAAATGTTGCCAATAGGTCTTCTAGTTGGCTAACGATTGCTTTGTCATCTGTTTTAGTTTCTTCTTCAACAGCATCGCGCTTATCGAAAATTATTGCTACGGCAGATTTAGCCTCTTTTTGAGAACATCCCGCTCCCTTTAAAATGTATTCTATATCTCTTTTCTTTTTAGAGATCTCCGGGGCTTCCCCAGATTCAACAATGGATTTTACGGAAACTATAGTAGCTTCCTCATTGCATGGAAAAAGTGTTAATGAATATTCGACCATGTCAACGGCTTTTAATTCACGGATGCCGCTATCTGTGTAGTCGTAATCCCGTGCAACGTATCCAATTGAAAGCCCTATAGACTTTCCTGCTTTAGCGGCCATTTTGGCCATACTGTGCATCTCACGGCCTTTTTGTAATTCTAAATTGATCTGTCCCTTTACGTATAGTCCTTTTGTATCCTCAATTGCACTCTCACCGAATCCTAAAGGTTCGTTCGGATCATGCGCCCAAAGAATAGGAACCGCCCCGCCACTCTTTGTAAGGGTCTCCGTAAATGCACCACGTAAAACGATGTCTAAGGCATTATCCAAATTTAGGAATACAGATGCGTAACCTTCAAAGCTTCCATCATCCTGGACGGCCTTGATTTCAAAACTGCGCTTGATCCATTGTTTAGTCTGTAGTTTGCTCATTGGTATGTAAAATATGTATTCTTAAAAGGTTGTCAACTATTATTTTTCTAACTGATTTTTCCAAATATGTAAATCTCTTTTAGATTGTTGTGTAAATATTTTCCTTTACTAGGACTCTTCATCATTGATTCGTATACACTTTTTGGAACTTCTAAATATTGATATATACTTCCGTCTAAGAAGGCAACTTCTAATACTTCATTTTTTGGATCATATCCGATACTTGAAATATTCGAACTGCTAACAGCCTGCCGGCTCATCTTGTATTCTAAATTATCTATTCTTTTTTTTTAACCTCTTCGGGTTCCTCTTTGGGTTCCTTTGGTTCACTCAATTTGTCCCCGCCTTCGATCGGTCCAACACCGAACACGTCACGTTTTTCATTGATAGTAAGAAAACTAAATCCGTCTACCTCTTTAGATTGCTGCGTTTTTGCCGCCTGCATCGCCGGTATGGTTGTATAATCGGGAACAACTTTGTATACATCAGGACGACCATAGAGCGGACATAACCAGTCGGTAAGCTGCTCAGCGAGTCCGTTTGAGTAATAAGATACAGTATCTAACCAGAACGCTTTATTTGCCTCCTCTACGTTTGCATATGTGGAATCTCCTTTGATCCCTAAGAAGATTGTTGGCACTCCAATTGATAAACATAGCGCCTTAGCCGAGCTTTCTGATAACAAAATATAGTCTGCATCTTTAGAATTCACACTTGTTTCTGTCCATTTGACTTCCTCACCTTCGATCACGAGCGGACGGCCTGCGTTGATAGACCCGGTATGGTTTTCTGAAAGTTGACGCTTAATGGAATTCTTAGACTTCCCGCTTAATGTTTTTAGGAAACTTAGTATACCACCGGCACGCATACCGTTTTTGAGAAAACTTAAATTGTGTAATTTCCCCTCGTTTAAAATATCTATGTCGGCAACGGCGGACGCCAACGGGCTCAGGCCTGTAAGGTCATTCAGTGGAGACCCTACACGGAATTCTGCGACCATTGAAAGTTCCGCCGGGTTTGTGGCCAACACATTATTATAGAACGTCACACGTCCAAAAGGTGCACTAAACCAGTAACTGGAAAGACCACCTTGAGAAAAGTTTTGAGTCACTAAATGAGGCGGTAACGTGTAGAGCTCTGTAGGTATGGCACTGTTTACACGTTGTGCACCACTTGCAAGTGGTTGATCTGGATCCATACGGGAAAGAAACGCCGTGCCTGCGATCAAATGGTGTCGCATAATTTGCTCTTTAAACTCCCGACCTGTCTGATATAGACTAGGACGGTTGAGTAATTTTTGGAGCTCTTTACCAGATTTATCAATTGTATCCACATACTCGCCGTCAACTAATTGTTGAACTTTCATAGGCACCTGGCCAACACTTGTTGAAATCTTATCAACACAAAACCTACCTACCGGATTCCTTTCGTATCCATCTCTTAGTAATCTTAAGTAGTCCTTGGCAGGATATTCAGATTTGAACGAGTTAACCAACATCGCAACGGTTGCGCGATTTTCTTTGGTTTCAAAATTAGGTAAGTGTTTTCTAAAAAAATTCATTATGTGTATTCCTGTAGTATTAATTTTGTGTTGTCAATATTTTTACCAGTCCCCGCCGTCGGAGTCATCTGGCGTGAAATCATCCCATACCGACGCGGTGCCAGAACCAGAAAGCTCCGTGAGTCCCCAAACGAGAGAGTCCAACCGATCCGGAGAATCGGAATCAGTAGGAACCCATGTAGTCAATTCAGATTCTAATTCTGGGAATTCTCCTATATGGTGCACTTTTCCTTGCTCATAAAGGGCGGCGATAGGTTCGGCTCTCGTATGTTTACCACGGGATGCACGAACACCTTTATAGTTTACTGTCTTGTCATGATTTTTTACATTGGATTCTACCAGGTCGCCACCTTGATTATTCTCTGCAACCACTAAATCAGCATCCCATTTATGGTATAAATCGCATACAACTTTTGCCCACTCAGCAGGCGACCCAGTCAAAGACGCATCCTCTAATACATAATATTTATCGGGATCATTCGAGTCTACTGCACAAACTGTAATCCCATGTTCATCACTGTTTTTTGTATTCGATACCGCCGGGTCAACAGCTACCACAATTCTTCCGGCCTGTGGTTGGTTAGGTGGATCTATTGCACCATCCTCATTTGTATCGGGATTTAGCAATTTCATTGGATTCATATTTATGCGCCCGTCTGCGATCCATTGACCGAGCCAAAGTGCGCCCTCAATTCCATCGCTAAATTCGCCTAAAAGGAAACGGCGGCGCTTTGCCTCAGGCATAGCAGCAAGACGCTTCAAATAGTTTTCATCAATATTATCCATATTGTCATTTGGATTCAATTTAAAATAACACATTTGGTCTATAGCCTCTTGAGGTAGTGGCGCCTTAGATTCAGGATCCAACCCTTTAATAATCATTTGATAACACCAGGCCATGGTAGAAGTTGGATTCAAATCGTGGTATTCTACTGCACGGATTCCATCACATTTTTGAGCTAGTCGAGAAATCGAAGTAGTATAGGCATCATAACTGATCTGCGAGACCTCATTAAAAAACATGGTCACATATTCTTTTCCTAAAATCTTTTCAACTCGTTCACCGTCATCTAAACCACCTATCCAAATTTCGGAACCATTGGGAAATGT